CCTCGCCCGACCGGACGGCCCCGATCCCGACGGCTGAAGCCGCGTTGTCGCCGCCGCCGACGCCCGAGTTCGCGGTGGGATCGGCGTTGAACAGCCAGGCCTCGAACGAGGCTCCCGCCGCGGCGGGGCCGGTATCGCCCGAGAGTAGCTCGAGGTGGGTCAGCGTCACCGGCGCGTTGGCGACGTCCGACGCGGCGAACGAGATCGGCGTCACGCTGGCCGCCGCCGCGTTGTTGGAGACCGCGTCTCCGGCCGAATAGGCCGTGGTGTTGGCCGGCCGCGTCAGGACGGCCGCCGCCGCGACGACGATGGTCCGCGGCACCGAAGAGACGGGCTGCGGGGTGGCGACGTTCTGCGGCACGGCGTTGCCGTTCGCGTCGACATAGTGGCCGACCACGGCCTGCGCCACGTCGGGCGTCTTGTTCGCGATAGAATAGTCCATCGATGCCTCCTGGTTGCCGGCGGCGTCGCAGGGTGCGATGCGCCGTTAAATAAACGAAAAAATAACGGGAGAGTGAGCCGCGCCCGGACCCTCAGTTGCCGAGTGCGAGCCAGAAATACGTGGCGCCGTTCGCGCCGTTGTTGTGGATCTTGAACGACGCCGTGCCGCCGGTGTCGGCGTAGCCGGCGCTGTTGGCGAGCGGCGCCAGCAGCGCGCCGAAGAAGCCGTTGGGGAAGGCCGACGGGAACGTCTGCACGGCGTTGCCGCCACTCGCGATCGAGCCGCTGGTGCCCCATTTCAGGATCGGCCCGTTGGGCAGCGCGTAGCTTCCCGCGGCGGCGACGGTCGCACCGGCGCCGACGTCGGCAAGCGCAATGGCGCCCAGTGCCGCGCGGGCGGCGGGGGCCGACGTCGCCTGGCCGAAGAAGTTCTGCAGCAGCCACACGGCCGTGCCGACGATGCCCGGCACCAGCGCGCCGGCATAAGGCTGGCCGTGCGCGTCGAACAGCAACGCCGAGTTTGCACGCGTCGCGGCATTGGGCAGCGTGGCCAGCGTTCCGCCGTCGGTCGGGCCGATCACCAGCGACCGGCTGATCGCGTCGGTGACGCCCTGGCCGATATACGTCAGCCGGTCGAGCGCAGCCTCGATGGCCTGCGGCCACATCGCGCCCTGGTTGGAGATCGAGGTCGGCTGCGTGACCGCGACGCGGCGCAAGATCGTGAGCGTCGTGCCGGTCGCGATCGCGGGATTGCCGCTGCCACTCTTCGGATAGGTGACGGTGCCGCCCATGTCCTGGCCGAAGCCGGTCGCATCGTATTGCCCGGTCGACAGCACGATGTCGCTGCCGGCCATGTCGGTGTAGACGACGACCAGGTCGGCCGGCTGCTGGACCTTGAAGGCGAAGGGCCACGCGGTCGTCGTGCCGTTGCCCGGCAGGACGACGCGGCTCGAAGTGCTTGAAACGGTCATCGGTTGCCTTTCGATTAGAATTTTCTGACCAGAGCGGAAGCGCCACCGAGCAGGCTCGAGCCTTGCGCGTACGGCAGGCTGGCCAGGGCGTTGGCGCCCTGGAAGCTCGCGTCGCTGGCCGCCCCCGCGGCATCGTGGGCCTGCAGGGTGTAATTGTAGGCCTTCAGCGCCGCGTTGCTGCGGAGGGTGGCGGCGTCGGTGTATCCGGCGCGCGCGGTGTCGGCCTGGATGTCGAGCGGACTGCCGCTGTCGACGTCGCCGCCCTGGCTCGCAAGGGCGGCGCGCTGGCTGCCCGCGAGTTGCGCCGTCTTGAGCTGCGATCGCTGAGCGTCGGCCTCGCCCTGCTGGAGCGCGAGTGCTGCGTTGCGCTGCGCCGCCATCTGGTTGTTGCGCGCGACCTGGCTGAGATAGTTGGCCTGGCCCGCGTCCGCCGCCGCTTTTTGCGACTGGCCGGCCATCGACATGACGGTGCTGCCGGCGGCCAACGCCATGCTGGCCGCCATCATCGCGGGCATCGCAGGGCCGTAGAAGACGGCGTAGCGCGGCGGCCGTCCGGGCTCGCGCGGACGCATGAAGAGATTGACGGTCATGGGGTCCTCAATGTGGCTCGATGGAACAACGCACCCTTGATGCCGAACGGCCGCGCGGGCGCGATCGTGAAGCCCAGCCAGCCCAGCCAGCGCACCGACTGGACATAGTCGGCATGCACGAAGTTGGTCAGCACCGGGAACTGACGCTGCATACGCGCGACACCGGCTTTCGTGAGCCGCAGGAAGTCGCGCTTGCAGCGATCGACCGGCGTGCCGGTGATCAGCCACGGCACGCCCTCGCCGCCCAGCACCGATTGCACGCTGACGCCGACCAGCGCTGCGACGGCGCCGTCGAGCAGGTAGGCCTCTGCCCACACCGCGCGCGACATCGACATTTCGAAGGCTTCCGGCAGGCCAAGGCCAAGCGCCTCGATCTCGCGCAAATCCCCCGGCCGCAGATCGATGCGCCGGGCACGATCCATAGTGGCGGGCACGATCTCAATCACCGGGATTCACCTCCGGGATCAGGTCGAGCACCGTGACAGGCAGCGGGTACATTTGCTGCACGAACAGACGGCCGTCCTTGTTCCACTCGCTCGGGATCTGAACGGCCCAGTCGCCCGAGTACGGCGCCATCGCGGTGCCCAGCGTCTCGCTGCTGCGCTGCTTCACCTCCTGCAACGCGCCTTGATTGAGGCCGACCTGCACGCCGCGCGACTCCTTCACGCGCACGGTGACCTGGGCGATCTTCTTCATCTGGCCCTGCTGGGTCGGGCCGCCCGGGAGTTCGAGGTTCAGCGTCTCGAGCTGGGCGCTGTACTTCAGGCCGACGGTGACCTTGCTGTAGCTGCCGTCGAGCGTGACGATGCCGCCGCTCACCACCTGGTCTGGCACCACGCTGCCATCGGCCAGGATGCCGACCGTCAGCCCCTCGAGGTGGCCGAGGCCGGAAACCTGCGTCACCGGCACGCCGCTGTACTGCAGGGCACAGTCGAGGAACCAGGCATCGGCGATGGTGGCGAACAGGCGCGGCGCCATGCGCTCGACGTAGCGCTTGGTCACGCCGCCAACGGTGCGCGCCACGATCAGGTAGACCGCGTCGGTGTAGCCGCCGCTGCCGTCGGGCTCGGTGATCGAGCACACGCTCTCGATCGCGCCCTGCGTGGTGTGGCGGTGCCAGGCATAGACCTCGTGCTCGCGCATGAAGGTGAAGCCCAGCAGCGCGCCGTCGGAGCGCACGCCCCAGATGATCTGGAACGGCTCGTAGGCCAACGCCCACTCCTGGATCTGGTACTGCGCCGTGGTGTCGTAGAGCATGTGCTGCGCCATCACGCTCATGTCGAAGCTCTGGTAAAGATCCTGGATCGCGTCGTAGCGCAGCTCGATGACGCGGCTGCCCTTCTCCTTGACGAACAGCAAGGAGTTCTGCGTCCAGATCGGCGGGACGTGGCTCGATCCGTGCGCGGTCTGAGGCAAGGTGAAGCACGACGCCGGCGTCAGTGCCGAGGCCTGCGGGCCGGGATAGCAGCGCCATTCGGCTCCGGAGGTCATCAGCATCAGGTTGGTGCCGGCGGGAACCAGATGCCGGATTTCGTTGACCTGCTGGCCTACGATCGTGCGTGTGATGGCGTCGCTGTCCTTGGTCGGCTGCGACACCGCCATGTTGTTGAAGGCGCCGACGTCGGAGAACCACAGGGTCTGCGGCAGGGCCGACGAGCCCGCGTACGCCTGGCGCTGGTTGTAATAGGCCGAGCATTGCGGATTGACGGTGACGTCGTTGGACAATACCGGCGACAGCACCGCGCCGCCGCCGGTGCTGTCGGTGACCTGCGGGGTCGGCAGATAATAGGGATAGCTGTTGATATAGCCGCCGCCCGGCGCCGTCACGGTGACGGAGGCGATGACGCCGCCCGACACCACCGGCGTCAGGATGGCGCCGCCGCCGTAGGGCAAACCCGGAAAGACGGACTGGACCGTCGGATGGGCATGATAGCCCGAGCCGCCGGCGGCCACGGTGACCGAACCCACCTGGTAGGTCGGCGTCAGGACCGGATTGCCGTCGGAATCGTAGCCCGTCACCACCGAGCCGCCATCCGGCGTCCAGTTGAAACCGAGCGACGCGCCCGAGCCCGTGCCGTCTGAAATGACGATCGAGGGCGCAATGAGCCCCTTGCCCGCCGCCACGACGGTGACGGCGGTGATGACGCCGCCGCTCACCGATGCCGCGAGCTGGACCGAACTGCCGAAGCCGCTCTGGTCGGAGACCGACAGCGTGGGTGCGACGTAGCCCGAGCCGCCGTTGGTTACCGTCACGGACGCGACCTTGGCGGACGCGAAGGGATTGCGCTGCTGCGGCGGCGTGTTGCCGACGTCCGGCGCGATGCCGGTGTCGGTGAAGGTGACGGTGCCGCCGGTGGCGCCGGCCTGCACCTGGCCGATAAAGCCATGGATATTGCCGGTCGCCGACTTCTTGTAGACGTTGTAGTTGGTGCATCCCGCCAGCGCCTGCCACGACAACGTGCCGGTGGTGGCCGACGGCAGGCTCTCCTCGCCGGTGGAGTCGTTGATCGCCGTCACGACATAGCCGGTGCCCGCCGTCACGCCGGGCGCGGCCTGCACCGGAGCGAAGGTGATCTGTGTCAGCGTCCAGGCCGCGTGGCCGGTGCGCGTCAGCTTCATCGGCGGGTAGGCCGCGTGCGTCAGCGTCATGGTGTCGGCCGACTGCACGAACTTCAGTAGCGGCAGGTCGCTCGCGGCATAGGGCGTGGCCAGCGTGTAGATATGGCCCGGCGCATCCTCGACGAAGCCAGGCGCGCCGTTATTGAACAGCACGACCTGCATCGTCTTGTGGCCGAAGACCAGCGCATAGGTCTGGCCTGCCGGCAGCGTCCTGAACTGGAACGGGATCAGCCGGTGGCGCTTGGTCGAATCGTCGACTTCGCCGACGAAGCGCGTGCCCGGGCGATTGCTGGCGCCGCCATGGGGATGCACGAAGAAGTTCTGCATCGTGCGCGCCCCGACATGGAACTTGGCGAGATCGATGCGGCCATACAAAAAGGGGCTGAGTTCGCCGGCTGCGAATGACGGCTGGATGGTGGTAAGCGTGCTCATGTGTGCACGGCGCCTTCGTTGGCCGATTGGGCGGCGGCTTCGCGGAGCTTGAGCTGCCACATCTGCGTCAGCGCCCGCTCGCGCTCTTCCTTGCCCGAGAGCTCGAAGCAGATGCGGGAGGCCAGGCCATAGACCACGGCGTCGACGAACCCCTGGTCCCAGCGCAACGGATCGCCGACCTGCGCGGTGTAGATCGCGCTCACGGGAGCGGCGTCGGTCAGGATCACGTTGATGTAGGCGCCGGTCGTATCGGTGTCGGCCGCCATCTCGTAGAAGGTCTCGGGCAACACGAGCAGCGGCACGTCGTTCAGGCGGCGAACGCGGATGCAGTCGACCGGCACGGCGTATTTGTACGCCCAGCGGGCCGGTGGATTCTGTAGATGCGCCAGGCTCACGGTGACCCGCGCAAAATTCCAGTCGTACGCGCGCAAGGTAGCGTCGCGCACCATGGCGAAGTGCGTCAGGCAGGCGTTGGCCTCGGCCGAGCCCTCGTCGATCGAGCTGATCTTCGAACGCGTGCCGACGTGGGAGATCGCGGCGTTGCAGATGTCGGTTACGGTGGACATGGGATCCTTCGTGAAAGAGGAAGGATCCCTCGCCTTCGGCTCGGGATGACAACTGTCATCCCGAACGAAGTGAGGGATCCTTGTCTTAGGCGGCGTACGCGCGCGGATACACCGGCTGCACGTCGAGCGACGGCACGAGGGCCGCCTTGAGCGTGCCCGCCGTCATCACGGCGGTGCCGATCGCGTAGTTCAGCCGGATGAAGCGCTGGGTGCCGCCCGGCAGTTCGCCCGGCAGGAACTTGTAGCCCTGCACCAGCGACGCCACGGCAATGGCGTCGGACTGCGACAGGATCGACCACGCGCCCGGCGCACCGGAGCCGTTGTCGGGCGCGGTCTGGAACTGCACCTGCAACGTGGCCGAGCCGCCCGACGTGAAGGCGGTCGCGACCTGGCACAGCAGCATCAGCTGGTCGGTCACCGCGCCGCCGATGTCGCGCGCGACGCCCAAATCGATGATGTTGGTCGAGGCGGTGCTGCCCGTGGCGGTCGGGCTGTCCCCGGCGTCGGCCGAGAACTGGTTCTGTTTGTCGATGAGCATGTTCGGTTTCTCCTCAGGTCACGCGGGGTTCGTTGTTCAGGATCTGGTCGCAGATCCGAATCGGAACGCCGCGGAAGGCGACGTAGGGCTTGCTGTCGCGCGTCTCGAGCGTCAGGAAGTTGTTGGTCTTGGCCATTGCCTGGATGTCGAGCGCCGCGCGCACCGTGCGGTTGCAGTAGAACGCGGCGTTGACCTGGCCGGGCTTGGTTCCGCCCGGCGGTGGCGAGTTGCCGGCCGCGCTCACGAACGGCAGCTTGTTGACCGCCGCGATCAGCGTGTTGATCAGGTTCGACGTGGTGACCGCACCCGCCGTCACGTTCACGTTGGCGATGCGGACCACGAACCGCCAGTCGCGCACCGTGAGGCCGCAGTCCCACTTGAAGTGGGTGCGATAGCCCTGGAACACGTTGTTGTTGGCGTCGTACACCGGCACTTCGCCGAGGTCGCGCACCTGGAGGCCGGCCTTGCTACCCTTGGGAAAAAGGCCGTGCACGGTGTTCTGGCCCCAGCCGACCAGCCAGATCGAGGTGTTGGTCGAGCCCGAGCCGCCGGCATCGACGATGTTGGCGCCGCTTGCGGCCGAGAGCGACGAGAAGCGCGGACCGAGGCCGGTGAAGCGCTCCGGGTTCTGGGCGGTGCTGCCGTAGACGATCGTCTGCTGCTGGTTCTGGTTCATCGCCTCGATGAAGGCCATGTCCTCGCCCATGCGGAACTCGGCAGTGTTGCCGTTGAGGTCGGCGATCGCCTTGTCGATTTCCGAGTAGGCCTCGAGCATGCCGGTGGCGTCGCGGATCTGGGCAGTCTGGCTCTTGGATTTCTGGACGCCGTAGTTCAGCAGGCGCCAGGTGGCGCTCGGCAGGCCGGTGCGCACCGTGGTCTTGTGGCCGGCGCCGTCGTTGCACTGCATCCACAGCATGTCGGTCAGCATCTCGTTGGTCTGGCCGAGCAGCTCGATCACCGCGGCGGGCTTGCCGCCGGGATCGAGACGCGTTGCCCACTCGCTGAGCGTGAGGGCCGAAGAGGCAAGGGTTGCCATGTGTCAAAGTCTCCTGTCGTTACTGCGATTGCTTGGGGTTGCCGTCGTAGATGGTTTCGGCCGGCGACCTCGAAGCGGCAGGCGCGGCATTCCTGCCGGGCATGAACCGATCCTCCGAGACCATCTGCCCGAGACGCACGAACGCCTTCACGATGGCGGGATTGTTCCCGGCACCGGTCAGGTTCAGCGCCTCCTTGAGGCCCGGCACGCCAAGGCGATCGATCGCGCGGCCAGCCGAAGCCATGCTGGCTTCGAATCTCGTGCCGCCGATTTCGGGATCCGCCTTGATCTCCGAGACCCATTTCGTTTGCAGGTCGACGAAAGCCTGCACGCCACGGGTGGCGGCGGCCTGCTCGCGCGACAACGCAAGATCGATGAATTTCTGCGCCTGCTCGTGCGGCAGGCCGGCTTCCTTGAACAGCGCCGTCGCGTGCTCGAGCTGCTCGCCGTCGATGCTCGCACCGTCGGGCAGCTTGAACTCGCCGTAGGTGGGCACCTCCGGCGCGGCCTCGGGCTGAGGCACGGTGCCGGTCAGTACGGACTCTTCGGCCATCGCAGGCGTCGGAGCGGGAATCGTCTCAGGAGTTTGCATCGTCTCGTCGGTCATCGTTCTCTCCGTTGGAAACCGGTTGCTTGGAAATCGCCTCGGCCTGCATGCGGGCGTATTGCCCGGGGCAGAGCCGCATCATGTCGGCCAGCACCGCGAGACCGAGGTCGCGGCGGCCCTCGTTGAAGGCCGTGAGTTCGGGGGACGTCCCCAGCGAGCTGCGGAACAGTCCGGCCTTCGCGAGCAGATCCCAGACGATGCGCCGGCCGCGCAGATCGCCCATCAGCCAGCGGAAATCCTCGTTGTGCTGGAGGCGGGCCGTCATCGCCGTCTTCTCGCGGCGCTCGACGTGGCGGCGGTCGCCGGCGTCGTATGCTGCGGTGGGGGCTGCTTCTGGCGCAGCGTTTCGATCGGTGGTGTTTTCCATGCACGCGAACCTAGGCGCGTTGGCCGAAATCGCGTATTACGGTCGTTACTGGAGCTATAATGTTAGCCGGCTTGAAACTCTTCGGTGTCGCACCGCGCTATTTTGCTTGCGTGCGAGGCCTCCGCCGGACATTTTCGGGGCCATCTTGAGGTTCGTACCCGCGCTTCCCGCCCCGCCAACTCGCAACCCCCTCCTCCGCTTCTGGCGCGGCGGCTATTCGCTGATGATTTCGTTCTGGCTGATCGGCCTCGCGCTCTACGGGCTGGGCATCGCGGCGATCCTGGGGCTGACGATCCTGATCTATCGCGAGCCGTACGATCCGCAGGTCATCGCGCTCGCGATCTTCGGCACGTGGGCGGTCACTGTCCCCATCCTGTTCGTTCAGGCGGTCGGCGTCTGGCGGTCAGCAGTGCGCTCACGCAAGGACAGGCTCGACAGCCGCTGGCGCTGGCTCTGCGCGCGGCTGGCGCAGCTTTCGGTACTGGCGGTGATCGTCCTGGTCGCCGTCCGCTTCGGCCAGGTCGGCATCCCGCAGGTCGAGGCCGCCTGGCGCATGGCCTACGAGGGCGACCCCGAGGTTCCCGCCTTCTCGCTGCGCTTGGTGCGAGAGGGCACCGAGCTCGAGATCACCGGCGGCTTCAAGTACGGCCTCACGCTCCAGGCGCGCGCGCTCGCGGCGGCCTCGCCCAATCTCAAGGTCGTCCACCTGTCGAGCATCGGCGGCCGCATCGGCGAGGCGCTCGAGCTCGTGAAGCTGCTGAAGGAGCGCCACCTCTCGACCTATGTCGGCACCAGTTGCCTGTCGGCCTGCACGATCGCCTTCATCGCGGGCGAGGAGCGCTATCTCAAGGGCGGCGCCAAACTCGGCTTCCATCGCGAGTCCTTCGCGGGCGCGGAAAGCTCCGACCTGATGCGCAAGCTGCTGCTCGATGCCGGCATCGAGCGCCCTTTCGTCGACCGGGTCGCGGCGCAATCGGCCGCCGGCATGTGGTATCCGAGCCTGGGCGAGCTGCAGGCCGCGCATGTCGTCACCGAGACGGTCGACAGCCATCGCTTCGCCGCCACCGGCCTCGGCGCCACCCCGACACCGGGGGCCTTCGCGCGCGACCTTCAAACCAACGGCATCTTCCGCGCCTTCGAGGACATCGATCCGTTCGTTTTCGAAAGCCTGGTCGAGGAATTCCAGCGACGCTACGGCGCGGGCCAGTCCGAAGGCGACATCCAGGACGGGCTCACCGCGATGATCGCGCGGCGCATCCGCCAGCACATCGCCACGGCCGACAACCAGGTGCTGGTCGACTACGCCAACCTGATGGCCGATCAATATGCCGCGGTCGGCGCCCGCGATCCGCGGGCCTGCTTCATCCGCCTGACGCAGGGCGCCACGGCCGGCCAGTCGGTGTTCTTCAGCCAGGAGCTGCGCGACCGCGAGACCGAAGCCGAGGAGC